ATTACCAGCAGTTTCATAAGTTGATAGTTGTTTGTCAGTAGGTTTTTTTATATCAAGATTCCATTCTTTGATATATGCACCTTTGCCATCACTATCGTCTTGCAACATAACATCTTTCATAAAATCTACATCGCTAACACCATTTGCATCGCAGTAGAGTTTTATTTTTGTACTTAGTTGTGCCATAGTTTATCCTCCTTATTCTATAATTCTTATTATTTCAAAAAACGAGTACCTATCTGCATCTGCTGACGCACCATAAAAAGATGGTGTTCCACTTTGGACTCTTATTCTTCCATAAAATTCTACATAATCTCCAGCAGATAAATTTATTATACAAGTGATATTTTGATTTCCACCACTACCCTGAGAAGTGCTGTATTGATGATAATTTTGATTTCTTCTAACCCTATTACCATTAACTGCAATATATATTTCTTTATATCTTTCATCATTATTATTTCCAAACATATAGCAAGTTGCATGAATAAAGTATTTACCACCTTTTCCACTAGGAACTGTGAATCTGTAATTAGTGTCCTTATCGTAGGCACTATCAGTATCGTAATACTCAGTATTATATTGAATTTTTGTATTTACTGTGCTTGTGGGTGTTTGTGATGTATTCATATACGCAGAAACCATTGGCTCATTATTTCCACCTATACTTGCACCATTTTGTTGTAGTGTTCCTGTAAAGTTGTATGCATCTGTTAAGTCCATACTCTCTGCTATAATTTTACTAAATGCCATATTATAATGCCTCTATTTCTGCATCAGTTAATCCTAATGCTTTTAATTTATTCTGTGCAGATATTTTGTCATTTGCTTTTTGTGTATCTGCATCTTTTATTTCTTGTATCTTTGCATCAACATCAGATTTGCTTGGTATTGTTGCACCATCTTTGATTACAACAATATTTTCGTAAGTCATTCTTTGATCGTTAGGAATTTTATTTCCATCATCATCATGTGTTTCCCAACCATACCACATACCACCATTAAATGTTGCTAAAGCTAATTGTAAATAATCATTATCCATTATGTGTCTCCTAGTCTTATAAAAGTAAAATAAGTGTAATTTAAATTAGTACCTCCATAAATAACAGAGCCAGAATCAATACTGCTACAAGAAAAGTTTACTTTTACATTTGATGTATCAGTTACATCAACTAAACTTTGACAGTATGCTTGTTGATTTCTGTTATCTCCACCTATCGCAGAATAAGCAATTTGACTATAAGATGAATTATTTGTTGTAGCATTTATTTCAATAGCAATATTATCGCCACCACTAGTTGGAACACAAGCCGCACCAAAAGCAACAAAATAAATACCTGTAAGAGGAAAAGTAAATATTCCTGAGGATACTGACATTTGATTATCTGTCATTCCACCTTGAGCAGTACCATCAACTCTTTCTATATTTGCTGAAATAGGATTAGTGTTAGAAGTTATATTTGCAGTTATTCTTAATTGATCTGCTACTGTAATTCCACCACCTTTAATTAATGAGTAATCAATTCTTTTTAATGTACCAGCATCTGATACTAGAAATTCGTCTGTATCTGCTGGTTCAGATGCTAAAGCTGTTTGCCCTGTAATTACATCAGCAGTTAATTGAGAACTGCCTACACTATTTGCAGATGGATTTACTGTTTGACCTACAATATTTAAATAATGAACTTCTACAATATCAGATGAAACTAATGTGCCACCCAGAGTTAAAGTTTTATTTCCTGTTCCACCAACTGAATATGTTGTACTGTCCTGTTTTACAAAATTTACGAATACAACTATATCGTTTTCTGAAGCTATATCGTGGGTAAGAGTTACTGTTGTTCCTGTAGTAGAAGTAAATCTATCTAATAGACCTGAAGAAAAATTAGCTTGTGGTGGAATACCGATATAACTCATTTATTCTCCTATGTAATTTCTAAAACCGATAATGAGCCTGAAAGTTTATCTGCAACTGAACAATCTATTCTTATTGCATCTCCAGCTTCCATAACAACTTTACCACCTGTTAAAAGTTCTAATGATGAACCTAGAGGAATACTTACATCTTTAACTAAAAAAGATGTTCCGTTTGCAACATTATTTGCACCACCTCTATTTGCTGTTGTAGAAACTAATTCAACTTCTGCTGTTACTCCTGTTGTGTGAATGTTTGTAAGAATTAAACCAATGATTACTGTTGTCGTTGATGAGGCTGTCGTATAGACAACATAAGGTGTTCCAGCAGAATTAGGTTCTGCCGCAAAATTGATCTGTTTGAAAGTATTCGCCATTTATTCTCCTATCCTAGTGCTAAAGCTAATGGTAAAGCATTTGGGTCTGTTTCAGTAATAGTTCCTGTAACTGACATGTTACTTGTTATTGCATTTGAAGATATATCAACTTCAAATAATTCTACATTATCAGAGCCATCATTAATTTTAACTTTTAATTTACCTGATGTTCCATTATCAACCCATATTGTTCCTGTTGCTACTGAACTTGGTGCAGAACTTCCTATATGTGCAGTATTCAATGCACCTAAGATTGAATTTAACTCGCTTCTAAAACTTCCGAAAGCTTGGTTTGCTAATGATACATCTGAAACTTGTGACATAACTTCTTATATTCCTTTTTAATTAAGTTTTCAAGCCTACTCCTCTTGCCTGAAAATCAAAAGTTTTGTTGATTATAGTATTACTACTATTTTTAAACACAATGTCAAAGCCTGTTTTAGATTTATTTGATATAACAAAAAAGTCACCTGAAGATAGGTCTTGACCTGTAACTGTAATATTTGGAATTTGGAAAAATCCATTTGTAAATGTGACAGATTTTGTTCCTGTGCCTGATGAAATATCATCTCCTGTTTCTGTTCTTTTCTCTAATACTAATCTAGCTTTCAATCCTGTTACAAAAGGTCTAGCATTATTATTAGCTGATGAAAGAACACATCTAAATTTAAAAAATCTACCTTTAAATGTTCCTTGTTGTGCAACTGTCGTAAAAGTAGTTATGTTTGATAAAGCTGTATCATCTGCACCTATTTGTATTATTGCATTGTTATTTGTTGGTGCATTTCCATCAAAAGGTGCTTTAGCATTATCGAATAAAGATGCTCCTCTACCTGAGTCAAACAAATCATAAGGGTCGTCAGATTCCATAGTTAATTCAACTTGAAATGTTGCATCATAAATAGCATCAAGAGTAAAATTGTTTGCAAACACATAGTTTCCTGAACCTGTAATATTGTTGGCTAATCCACCTGTATCAAATAAAAAGCCGCTAGTATCTGCATCATCAAAGTTACCTGATCTTGCATCAAAAAGTGTAATTGTATCAAGTGTAACTGCTGGATTGCCATTATTATCTTCTCCTTTAAATGTATTTGTAAATGTTCCTGAAAATGCTGTTTCCTCAGTAATTAATGATATGTCCTGAAATGATTGTAAAGCAACAACACTTGAAGTTATTATAGCTGGGTTTGCTGACTCATTACCAAGTTTATCTACAGCTTTTATATATAAATTAAATGGTGGTTTAAGTGCATTTACAACTACACTATTTGATTTTCTTCTTGGTACTTGTACTAATGGAGATGTGTTAAACCATGCTGTACTACCTGAACCCATAGAATATCTTATTTCATAAAACTCAATATCTAAGTCTGTTACTGCTGTCCAATTAAGTGACATTTGATTTGAACCAATCATTGAAATATTAAAATCTTCTACATCAGATGGTGTATCTGTAGCACCAATAATTAATCTTGAAGCTGACACAAAACTAGATGAAACACCAAAACTATTTATAGCTTTTACTCTTACATCATAAGTTTGGTCATCTATAACATTTAGTAATTCGTGGTTTAATTGAGAACCTGTAGAAATAATTTTAAAATCTGACTCTGTTGATTTTTTAGCTTCTACTTGGTAATTAGAAACAAAACTGTCTGGTGAAGCACCTACAAGAATATTCAATCTAGTAATTACAGTTCCATCAGAATATTCAATCATTTCATCTGAAAGTGTTAATGAAGCTGGTGGCTGTATAACAAATGGATTTGGAAGATTTGTAGATGGTGTTGTTGTTTGTTGTGCTTTTGGTGCAAATGTATAATGACTTCCTTGATATTCTACTAAATTTAATTCTATTGTAAAATCTTCATTAAAAGTCAAAGACATAACTCTAAATGGTTTTGCAGAAAAACCTAATGATGAATGTGTAATATTTACTATATCTCCAATAACTAAATCATAAGCATCAAAGCCTACATTGATTGAAAGCTGTAAAGCTTCTCTTGATCTTCTTAGAATTATTTCAGCCATCTCCTCAGCTTGATAAGGTGATGTAAGTGACTTCATTGAAAATCTACCCTCTAGCAAAAAACCACCATCAGCAGTTTTAAGAGTTGCGTGTCTGTCTGCAAGATCTAATCCTGAGTCATCAATAGGTGGAAACTGAACTTCATCTGCTTGGAAGTTTCTATCTGGATTTATAAAAGATACTATAACTCTGTTATATCTATCATTTTTACTTGGAGAAGATAAACTGTAACCACCAATAATATCATCTTCAGTAAGTGTGATTGATGCTGAACCTGTTGTTTCAATAACTAATTTATATTTACCACCAGCATAAGGTAAAAATCCTCTGCACCCTGTAATCAACTCTCTCAGGTTAGAGATTACTTTTTTTGATGTATCTAAAACTGCATTTGTATCGAAAAGATTTATTTGAGAACCACCTGAAAAGGGAGTTACCTGAGTGATACAAACTTGTGAAGCATCTCTGAAACTTTGCAAATCTATATCAGCAGTTGGTATTCCTTTTCCATATCTTTCATTTCTAAGATAATCTAAAATACAAAATGCTGGATTTGTAGAATATGTTGCACTTGATTCAACTAAACTAGAATTTAATGTAACTATTTTTTTTCCTTGTATCTTAGCTTGTACTTTTGGTATTGAACCAAAAATATCTTGATTCCATTTAAACTTTAAAGCAAGATAAGCAATACCTGATAATTTATGGTTGCTTGTCCAGCTTGATAATTGAGATAATAAACTTGATGCACTTTGACCATCACTTCCAAAATGTGGCTCGATTGTGATATAACTTACACTATCTTTAAAAAAATTACTGTCAGAACTTGCTACTGTTCTTTGTGTATTATCTGTGAGAGAACCATTAAATGTTACTACTTTATCATCAACTCTTATTTCTTGAATAGAATTTATTTCACCCTCGCACATAACAAGAGCCATGTATAAAAACTCATTATCTGTTCCTGAAGTTTCTAAAAATACTCTTGTACCACCAATGAGTCTTTCACCATAAACAACAGGAATAGCCGCATCATTACTTTGTTTGTTAAGTAATATTCCTCGTTCAAAATCATCAAATTCACCTACACCAAAATCAGGAATATCAGGTGTTGGTATTAACCATGATATAGCTTTTGTTATTATTTTTGTGAAAGCTTTAAATATTTTTTTTACAGGTTTTGCTACAGCTTTAAATATTTTTTTTAATGGCATTATGCTCTACCCCATTTAATATCTTGTACTGTTTGACTAGAAAAATCCATACCTTTATCTGTACTAAAAAATCTTTGTTGAGATGTATTATTAGTTTTACGACCTGATTTTTTTTCAAAGTCAGCCCAATGAGAAACTATATCTAAACTTACTGAACTAGCTGTATCTGTTTCTTGTATTGCAAAATTATCGATAGTGCCTTTGTAAAGTAAAAAAGGGTCAGTTATCAAAGCACTATTATCATCTAAAAACCCTCTAAATATTGTAACTGTATCTGTAATAATATTTTCATTTAAAACTGTTGAAATAAATGTTTGATCTGCACCTGAAAGTGTAATTGATATTGGAGATAAATTTACATCTGTTTCTTCTGTAAAATCAGAAACACCCATAATAAAATCACTAGCAACATAAGTTACTGAACTTCCTGAAACTGATGATGTTAGTGAAAATGAACAATCTGTAATATTAACAGGAGTACCAAAACCAATGGTAATAAGATGGACAGGTCTAATATCATTTGTTGCTAGTTCTGTCTTTATTGATGATGTTAGGCTTCTCGTCATATTTTTC